TCGTTAATTTCTACTTTTTCTGTAGACATAGATTACTCCTGTTGATTTAAGACTAACTCATCACCTTCAACATTTGCAGTGCCACCAGAGTTAGCGAATTGTTTTCCCATTTCTATTGCTACTCTAGGGTCAGTTGCAGTATTCTGCATCTGCTGTGCCATCTGTTGTTGTTGGGCTTGTTGTTCTTCTGATTGAATTTGTTCAGTTGTTTTAATTAAACCTGAAGTATCAATTTGATTTGCTACTGCAAACTTCTTAATACAATCATCAAGGTTAATATATTTTGCAAGAGTTTCTGAACCTAAAGTTCCTGCAAGGTCAGAAATGAATTGAAGTAATTTCAATCTATCTGACTGTCTACCTAATGCTTCCATTCCAACAATAATCTTAACTTTGACTATGTCTTTTGGTAAATCAGGTAATAGTTTCTTCTGCCTTAACATAGCTAACTTAGTATTTATGTAAGGTAGTTGAAATTCTGTTGTTAATATTCCATACACTCCACCTAGTGCATCTTGTAATTCATTTGCAATTAATTGTACTTCAGTAGCAGTCACACGTTCTGCCTGTCTTTGCACTGACGCATTTAACAAAAATGCAAATTGTAATCTTTGTTCTATTCTTTGCATTTGTTCCATAGCTACTCTAAAGTCTGCAAATTTATTTGCTTGTAGTACTGACACATCATTTGCTGAACCTTCAATAATTGCACCATTGGGTGCTTTAGCAATACTAGATGTTCTTGTTGTACCATTAGGTGCAACCATAAATAACATCTTAGCTGAAGCTGAACTTCCTTCTAAAATTGCTCTTGATAATCCTTCCAAAGATTTTAGGTCACCGATAAAACTTTCAACATGACCCCTTCCATAATTCATACCATCAACTCTATTAAATCTTAAAGCAATAAATGGTAGATTTTCTTCTGTATATTCTTTTGTATAAAGTACATGTCCTTTGACTTCTTGATGTACCATAAATTTCTTACCTACTTTTTTAATGCAAGTATATAAATCACAAGTTTTATCTTGTTGGTAATCTTGTGCTTTACCTATGGCTTGTGCAATTTTTGGTGGTAAAGTATCAGGAACGACACTTTCTTTAATTATAATTTTTAATACATGACCTTGTGGGTCTCTTTTAACTACATAGTTTTCTAATCTAAAAGTTCTTAAACCTGTATCAGTTAAATGTAATAAACAATTTCCACAAACGATAAGATGTTTTAAACATTCGTACACTGCAACTCTATCGTTTTGTACTTCAATGTTATCCATAACTGATTTCTCAATTTTGGCTAAACCTTGTTCAATTACTTTTTTCTGTTGAGGGTCACCTTCAATAGATTTGTAGACTAATTCATCTACATCAATTCTAAAGAATGGTGCTTGTGGTGGGAATAAAGCTAACATCAATTTTGATGCTAAGTTCATAACACCTCTACTGCCTACTGACTGGTATGGTGTACTATACTCTGTATTAGGATTGTTTCCTTTTGGTGGGTATAGGTGAGGAATAGTAAGTTCTGCACTATCTCTTGCTCTTTCTAAATATGTTTCTCGTTCAATCTCTAGCTTTTGGTACTGCCCTGACACTGAATTTTCTTTATAATTCTCAGGTTTTTCTTTTAACGTATAACTTGCCATTATTAGCTAGTTGGAAAATTAAGACCACTACCACCAGATAAAGGTATTCTTAGTGAACCTCTGCCTGTTCTTTTTCTGCTGTAGTTTGAAGCCACAGTAGTATCTCTACTTGCATCTGTACTTGCTTCAGTTGGTGACTTTTGCTTTGTAGTAGCATTAGACACTGTAGGCGTGACAGGTGGTAAAGGTTCAGGTGCAGGTGGTGGTGCAGGTTTTCTTGCCATACACATAGATTATTTCTCCTCTTGAACTTGTTTTTCTTTAATTAAATGATTAACGACACTTCTCTGACCAGACTTAAACCAAACTTGTTTCTCATTATCTTCAAGATTTGGACACTTATCAGGGAATAACTCGTCTAGGTATTTAATGACTTCTTCACTTATTCTTGGCTTTTTTATCATTAGATACTCCTAAAGTGGTACTTAATTCATGTCTCTTACTAGTAATCTGTCCTGCGATAGCTGAATAACCAGTCATATCAACAAAATCATCAATATTAAATGCACCACCCTGACTTCTAGCAATCTTTAATAAGACCATTAGATTTGCCACATCTTCAGGTAATATATTAATATTTAACTTAGTTTTGTTTTGTAGATAACCACTCCATAGTCTACCTATGTTTTCATGGTTTTCTACTATGTCTCCATTCTGCTTTGCTCTATCTGAACTAACTAGCTTTTTTACTTTGTCTAGTATCTCTGTACTTAGCATACTGATAACTCCATAGTTTAGGTTTATTTGTTTTAAGATTGTATTCACCATCTCTTAGTATTCTTGCTAGTCTGCTTTGGTGGTAAGCATCATCAACTGTATATTTATTACGTTGATATTCTTTTATGACTGCTTCCCAGTTTTCTACTAGTGGTTTTTTAGCATCTAGTAATCTACTGGCTTTTACATGACCAACACCAACACAACCTTTGTATCCATCAGTTTGGTCGCCTACTAAAACTTGTGTGCAAAAATTATAATCTGCTAATTGTTCGTCTACTTTTTCAATTTGATTATCTAATATTGAACAATGATATGCAGGTATAGTTCTCATATCCTTATCACCTGATATAATTACAGATTTATTTTTGTACTCACCTGTAGCTAATATACCTATAGTATCATCAGCTTCTAAGTTTTTTAGAACTTTATGAGGATATGTTTTAATTACCCAATCTCTAAGTGCTTTATAACAAACAGGTTTTCTAATATTTTTTCTATGTGATTTGTAGTCACTATCTATTTGTTTTCTAAAATTCATACTATCACTCCACACATTTACAAAACTACCTGAGTTGGTAAGTTTCATATAAAAGTGAATTGATTGTGCAAATAATTGTTTAGCAACTCCAAAGTCACAGTGTAATGTCCACTGGTCGTGACCCCAGTCTATAGGTTCTTCTAGAGAAGAAGTAACCTTGTAAGCTAATAAATCTGCATCTATTAACATTGTCTTCTTATTGTCTTTAAGAAAACTATTTAAAGTTTTCATAGTTTTATCTCCTTTAGTTTTAGTATGTTTGATTTTGGTATTACTGTTGAGTTACCACCCTCATTAACTGTGCCATCTTCGTTAAAATTAATATCACTAACAAAAACAAATTTGTCTTTAGACGAATGGATTAACCAACCCATTGTTATACAAACTGCTGTCTTTGATTTTTTTATGTGTGATAATGGCGACCACGAACTATCTGAAATTATATCAGACCACCAACACATGTAGAATTTATATGGAAAATCATATTCATCTATTACTGGTAATTTGATTTTAGTTTTTAGTAATTTTTTCATGTTATACATCTAGGTTAAGTAGTTCGCATTTTGGTATGATGTGTCCTTTAGAAGTCCACCTATCCCCACCTGCTTTAATGGGAAACTTTTTCATAATCTTTTTGAGAATTTTTGTAGGTATTAAAACCCACACATCTTTTTTTCTATCTTCAACAACAAAACATATTGCATAGTAGTGTGAGGTAGTGACCATAATACCTGATGGTTTTCCTCTACTCTCTATCTCTAAAAATAAATTACCTGTCTTTACAGTTAATCTATCTGCCTTACATTCTATCTTGCCTTCTATTGCTACTTGAAGTTCGTTTTCTTTACTCTGACCAAACTTTAGGTCAAGGTCAAACCTGTTAGTGTGTTTCACTCCAGTTCTGTCCAACCTTCATTTCACCATCTAATTCTGTTTTAAAATTAAAGTGTTCTTGGGTTTTTTTGAACATACCTTTAGCTACCTCTTTGAATTTTTCTAGTTTATCTTTTTGAACAATAAACTGCATTTCATCATGCACATGTAATACCATTGCATAATCTTTACCCCACACAAATCCATGTCTATGTAGTTCTTCATTAATAATAATAGTACCTTGCTTTACAAGTAATGCCCCACAACTTTGAATAAGTGTATTTAAAACACTATGCTCTGCTCTTGGTAATAATTTTCTACCATCAATACCTTTTACATGACCTACTAATTTAAACTTATGTTTAGCAGAAGTAGTTAAAGTTTTTAATGCAGGTAGTGATGCTTCAAATTTATGTCTTACTCTTTTGGCTTCGTCATTATTGACTTCAAGGATTTCACCGAGTTTTTCATTTCCTGCCCCATAAATGAAAGCATATATGAAAGTTTTAGCTTTAGAACGTGTGGGTAATCCTGTGGCTTTTTGATTGATGGTATGTATATCATCTTCCAAAAGTTTTCTTGAAAAATCACCATTGTCATATACGTTGAGATAATGACCCAACACACGCAACTCCAAACCAGAAAAGTCAATACCACACATAACCATACTGGAAGGAGAAGTAAATAAGGCACGAAATTCTTTACCAAATGGCGAACCACTGCTAACGCATTGTGCAAGATTTGGGTGATGATGCGTACACCTGCCTGATAACGCCCCATTTGTGATAACTTTTCCATAAATTTTCCCTCTTTTGTTTAATTTTAAATATGCTTGTTCACCATCAGCTAACTGTCCTAATCTTTTTGTTATCATAAGATATTCTGCTAATAGTTTTGCTTCAGGATATGGAAGTGCTTTTAATATTTTTTCGTTCACTTCTGGTTTTCCTGTTGCTGTAAATGATTTAGGTGACCACCCTAATACTTTTTGTAATCTATCTGCTATATGGTCTCTACTATTTGGATTAAATATTTCAGTTTTGAATTGTTCAACAGGTACACCTGCTTTTATTCCTCTTTTAATATTATCTCTTTTATAAGTTTTGAACCCTGTAGACTTCTTCCATTCAGAAAAGACTAGAGATAGCTTGTCGCTAATTTCTAATCTTTTCTTTGTAAGGATTGAATGAAGGGTCTCAGCAGACCTCTCATCAAAATCAACACCATGTTCTTCTTGCTTTTGTATCCAAAAGGCAAACTTGTGTTCTAGTGTTATTGCTTCTTCTGAGTAATTAGTTCTTAATATTTTTTGAAATAATAAATGTGTGACTTCCACATCTCTCTGACAATACTCCAACATGTCTTGATTATACTCATCAAATGTAGAGTGTTCTTGATAATCACCTTTTCTTAAACCTAATCTATAACCCCAACTTTCTAACGAATGTTTTCCATATAGTTTAGGTGGCATTTGTTTAAATTGGTAATCAAGTTCAAGTCTATTAGTCCATATAAGTCTTGAACAAAGTAATGTATCAAATGCTTTACCTTTAAATTCATAGTTTAATACCTGCTTTAATGCTCTTATATCAAAGCCAGTTATATTATGTCCTATAAGAACTTCAGCTTTGTTTAACAACTCTAGTGCATCATTAATAGTATTAGGATTATATGAATAGACTTCATTGGTCTCTATATCCTTGCAAACTATACAATGAATTACTAAATTATCTCTATCTAGAAAACCATTGGTTTCTAGGTCTAATATAAGTTTCATGTTATTGTACTAAGTGAACTGTTATTTTATCTATACTTGGTAAAACAGGCTTAACTGAATTAAGTGCTTGTTTAATTGTTTTCCTAGCTTGTAAATCACCACAAACTATTACTGGAAAAATATTTTCATGTTTGATTGCTTGGTAAATAGCAGTCATTATTGTT